ATGTGACTCTTTTACTGGTGTTTCAATGACATTTGTTTTGTCGCCTGGGACAATAATCCGCACAAATGGCTTTTCTTTATGTGGTTCTTTATCAAAATAATAAAATTCAACGTGAAGTTTGCTGTCTGCATTACTAACGTCGGAATCTAACAATTTTACTCTCCTGTGGGGAAATGGAAAGAGAGCAGAGTTTCCCCTGCCCTCTCGTACTCTTTAAACTGATGCTTTACTAAACCAAGCAACATCACCTGAAACAAGTGCTATGGCAGGACTTAGGTAAGAGCCGCCAGAAGCTGTAGCTAGGAATGTTGTAGAGTTTACCGAACAATCTGCGTCGGACGCACCAATACTTGCGTTGGCTTGCGCCAAAACGTAAAGCCTACCATCCGAACCAAACACTTGCAGACCGAGTGGCCCGTTGGTAGGGATTGCAACCCCTGCCGAGTTTGGGTTAGTTGCTGAGGTGCTTGTTAAAGTAGCACCGATGACTGGCGAGACTGAATATGCCATGATTATGCTCCTTTAAGCAATGAGGACACCGCAGAATTGAGGGCCTGAACTTGTCATATTGCCACTCCACCCAATTAAACGAACAATCGCATCTTGGTTGACAGCTTGACGCTCTCCACCAATAGGCACGAAGTTACGATCAACGTGTGGACGGAACATGATGTACTTAGTGTTCAGGAAGAACATATGGTCAGTTGTTGCATCGTTACCGATACCACCGTCCAACACAACGTCAGAACTCATGACAGCGCCGTAATATTTTAGGCTTGCAAAACCAGAACCTGCGCTGGAATTGCCACCGTCAGTAATACGTTGGATTGCTTGCAATGACTGCAAATACAATTTGTAATAATTGTTATCGCAGACAATCAGATCAGGCTTGTCAGTACCACGGATTAGCTGCACAGCAACCGCATCCATGTACTCTTGGATGTTTGCTGAAGTGACCGCTGCACCGCCATCGTTTAGACCCGAATAAGCAACTGAACGCCAGAACGAGAAAGTTGCACGGTTAATGCCACCATACGTTCCTGTGTTCGGCACATCTGGCACTGCGGCTGCCAACCCGGTCAGGTTTTTCCCGGAGTTCCCCGTACCATCGCCATAAATATCTGTCGAAATACGGTTCGCCAACTGAGCTTCAGCTACTTGCATCCGACCATCGAGCAAGTCGATGATTGCTTCTTTACCGCTGTTTTGAATCATTTCCAAACCAGAGATAGAGACCGCAGCTGCGTATTGAGTAATTGAGAACTGAGCCGCCGAAATTGGCGAGTTTTGCGACACGTTCAACACTTCATAGCCAGAATAGCTATTAGTATTGTCAGTAGCCGAATCCGTGTACATAACTTCCTGGAGGATTACGTTACCACCTGAGAAAGTTTTTACGTTGCCACGTTCTTTGAGGCGACGTAATAGGGCGTTGTTATTTGTTACGTTATCGGCAAGCTCACCAGTGCGGCTTTGGATGTTAGTCGCAATGATGTCCGAAATTGAGCTATTGGCAAATGCCATAGTAATCTCCAATTAGGTTATCAAAAGCGTTCATTAAGTCCGTCAAACTGTTCGGACAGTAAAGAACGTCTATCTTGCGCTTTGGTAGCCGTGTTGACTCCGGGTGTAGAGCTTCTAACGCTGACCGCTGCCGCCCGAGCAGCTTTCGCCGCTTTATTAGCCGATTCTCGCTTAGCTGCTTCAGCTTGACTTTGTGTGCTTTGCTGAACCTTGCCAGACAAAGATTCGTCTAGGCGTAATGCTTTGTTATATGCTTCTTCCAAGTTTTGCGCCATTCCTGAGTTCAGGAGCTGGATCATTGTCGGACGAGCATCTTCAAAAAACTGAGCCTTTTCTGCAAAAGTATTGATTTCGCCTAAAAGAGCTTGGTTTTGTGCTGCTTCTTGCTGCTGTTTCCATCCCATTACTTCATTACGGACGCTATAAAGCTCGTTTTGAAGCATTGAAACGGTAGGATCAACAGGCTGTTGTTGCAGATTGTTGATTTCATTTAAATTTACACCATATTGCTGAGAAAGGGTAGAAAACATTTGCGCTTTCTGCTGCGGTGTTCCGTGACGCAGAACATTGTCTGCATTCATTAACGCTTGAATCGCTTGTGGGGGCGCAATTCCTAGCGTTTTTAGATTGTTCTGGTACGGTTCAATTGCTTGCTGAATTTGGTCAGCAAATTGCGCTTTAGAAAGCAAGGGTTCTACGCCCTTCTTCATTTCTTCCTCACGTTGCCAAGCGTATTCTTTTAGCTTTGGATCAGCCGTTTGCCAGACCTCGTGGTAATCCTTCTTCCACGATGCAGGTGGACGATCCCAAACTGGCGGCTCTGGCGCAGGCTCAGTAAGCGCAGCAGGTGCAACATCCGCTACAATTGGCGCTTCTTCAGCAGCATCAAATTGCTGCATCAATAATTCTTTACGGTCTAGCTGTTCGTCGCTCATAAATACTCCCTCAAGTAAATTTTCGGCGTAATTGGGTCAAAACTTGCTGGGCTTCTTTGTGCGTCATGTTGCCAAGTTGTTGACGCAGCACCTCTTTGCGGTTGTCCTGAGAAATTGGCGTGTATTTTGTTTCCATCTTCTCGTTACCAACCTCAATACACCCATGAGCTTGCAAATGCTCACGATGCCTTGACCTGCTCGTAATCAGTGAACCGTCAATCATGCTTTGGTACGGTTGAATGTCTGGCATCACAAATGGCCCGTACAGTTTGTCCAAATGCTCATCCGAACCCTTTTCGACCAATTTGCCATCTACATAAACATAAGTCTTTCTCATAACAGAGCTAGAACCTCCTCATCGTCCATCTCAATATAAGCGTCATATATTTGCTGAACCTTAACCAAATCAGCCATCAACGCATCAAAGTCAATCTGATTAACAAAATCTATCGACTTTAGTTCGCTTATTGTAGCTTCCTTAATGTAGGGTGCGGCTATTTCTTCAGCGACTAGGGGTTTACCCTCAACAATGTGCTCAAACAGGGCAATAATCTCGTCCCTGCGCTGTTTTTGCTTTGCGGCTTCTTTTTTTCGTTTTTTCGGGCCGCCATCATGCATATCAATAATGATTATCGGCGTGACAAAACCCGTAAACGAACCAGAATCGTTTTCGTCAGTAGCGCTTAAAACACCAGTGACAACTAGTGTCTGGAAGGCATTAGGCTGAAACGCATTTGTCTGGAAAGCTGCTGTCATTGTTTAGCCAGTAATTTAAACTTGCTCGGTTTCTTCTTTTGGCGTTGCTGCTTGCTGTATTGCTTGAACCATTTGGAAAACCTCTCCGTATGGGCGGCTGCCCAGATAGCCAAGGATTGCGTTTGCAAGTTCGACAGAGATAGTGATTTCTTTCATTATGCTACCCAAGGAAGTGGTGGATTTACAACGGTCGGATTTACTTGACTTTCGATCTGCTGCTCAATGTTAGCGTTAATTGCTGCGACTTGTTCTGCGCCCATTGCATCTTGCACCCAGCCGATTACTTGCGCTTGTGTAAGGTCTGCGTAGGGGGTAAACGGTTGACCTTCTGTGTACGGAGCAATGCCTTGTGAGCCATAGACCGTAGCGTTATATGTACCGTCTGTGCCGTTTACACGCCATGCAGCGGAGAATACTACATCAGTCTCGCCAAGTTCCTGTGGGTAACAAGACATCTGCTCGATGCTCCAAGTGATTGTGGTCATTTTAGTTTCCTTTTAAAATTTAATAAGACTTTATTTTGCCTCTAGCATTTCAATGCGAGCTGTTAAGGATTCAATGGTTGCAAGTGCTTTTTGCAAAGACATAACAGTTATTGCCAAAACAGAGCGGTCATAGTAGCCCCAAGGTTTTCCTTCTTCGGGTGTGGGTGCAGCTTCTGGGCCAATAGCAGCATTTACGTTTTGAGCATAAAAACCAAGTTGTCGGTCTACACCAAAAATAGGTGCTTTTTCTTTGTTATAAAACCAATACCCCGGTTCTAACTTTTTAAGCATGGAATCAGGGTTAACTGGAACACCGTCTTTAATTTTCCATGTTTCATCAGAAACGGAAGAAATAACGCCAGCCGCTGAAAATGTTGCTGTGCCAGCACCGTAAGCAGGCATTTCAACAATCCCAGAAGAATTAATACCTAAAGCCACCGCGCCTGTTGCAAAAGATAATTGAATTCCAGGAGTTGCTGTTCCATTAGTTGCGCCAAAATAAACTGCACCGCCAGTAGAAACATATCTTGAACCAATAGCAAAAGGTTCGCTAACGGCGCTAAAAAAAGATCTTCCACCCACAACATCTAACTTACCTCCCGGACTTGCCGTACCAATCCCCACGCTGCCAGCGGCACTAATTCGCATTTTTTCATCGCCCGCAGCCCAATCTGCTGCGTCTGTAGCTGAATCTACATAAAAAACAAGAGGGCCAGCACCGTTTGGACTTTCACGAACTTGCGCTATTGCAGACTTTGAATATGTTGTGTCAGAGGAAAACTGAATTCCTGCAAGTCCTACGTTACCGTTGCTGTTCTGCAAGGTTGCACCAGCAAACCCTGTGCTGTTAGAGCCAGTTACTTGAAGTTTTTGGTTTGGTGTGGTTGTGCCAATACCTAATCTGTCATTTGTATTATCAAAAAACAAAGAAGCATTGTCTTGAGAATAGACACCAGACGCACCTGCAAACACTACAGAACCCGCTGTGAACGCTGTAGCTGTGCCTGTGCCACCATTAGCAACAGGCAATGTACCTGATACTTGTGTGGTAAGAGATACTCCACTTAGCGTACCGCCTAGCGTAAGGTTTCCAGACGTTGTGACTGTGCCTGTCAGCGTGATTCCGTTGACTGTGCCTGTGCCGCCTACGCTTGTGACTGTGCCTAAGTTGCTTGTCTTGTTGTTAAACGTATTCCAATCTGTGCTTGTTAGGTATCCATTAACGGACGTTGTAGCCGCAGGCATTGCTATTGTTGGCGTTACACCACCGGACGATGTAATTGGGCTAGTTGCAGAAACGGAATTAACATAAGTGCCAGCAGGTTGTTTGTTATTAAACGTATTCCAATCGGTGCTTGTCAGATAGCCATTGACGCTAGTGGTAGCCGCTGCCATGCTGATTGCAGGAGTATTGCCACCAGAGCTAACAACGGGTGCTGTGCCTGTTACGCTAGTTACCGTACCACCGCTTGAGGGGGCGGTATTGGTAATCGTAAAGTTAGGGTAAGTGCCAGTCGTAGATATGCCTGTGCCAGCAGTCAATGATACCGTTTGGTCTGGTGCGGTGTTCGTAATGGTTAACGTGCCGCTAGTAGTAATTGGACTACCGCTTACAGAAATGCCTGTGCTTGCGGTAGCCGCAACGCTTGTAACTGTGCCAGAACCTTTACTGTTAAAAGTATTCCAATCGGTGCTAGTTAAATACCCATCTGTACTAGTGTTTGCCGCTGCCATTGCAATTGTTGGAGTCGTGCCACCTGTGCTTGTAACTGGGCTTGTTGCGCCTACAGACGTTACATAAGTGCCAGCAGGTTGCGCTCCAACGTCAGCAGCAGTTAGTACAACTGTACCCGTTTGACCGTTGACGCTTGTTACCGCATCGGTGTTGTCCACTTTCTGCCAGGCTGTGCCGTTAAACACCGCCCAATCGCCAACTACCCAATCAGATACACCGTCGAGGTTAGTAGAACCTGCTACAGATACAACGTAGTAATAGCCCTTTACACCGACACCAGACGCAAGGGTAGGGGTGTTTGTCGATGCGTTCCATGTGCCTTGATAGCTTAACGCCCCCAAAACAGCCGCAGGAAGCTCAGAGATTGGCACTTTACCGCCAGCATCAAGCGTAGCAACACCGTTTGCGACACCTGCGTTTAGCTCTGCTGCTGTGCCTAGACCTAAGATTGTGTGGTCAGCATTCCAATTACTAGGGCGAACAAGGGTTGCATCCACCGAATCAGGAACAGCACTTACAAATGGGTGTTTGACTGTTACGCTCATTGGTTGCCTCTAATAATCGTTCCCGCTGTGATGTCAACGCTTTGACTAGCAGCAATGCTTACCGTGTTTAGTATCAAATCCGCATTCACTAATCCAACAGAACCATCCATAATGACGGAGTTATTAGACTTAAAGATACGAAAAAAACTTGCTGTACCTGACGCTGCTGCGTTTGCTGGTGCTACAGAGCCAAGCGTCAGCGTACCGTCAACGTCTGTTCCAAACACCCCCGCAATTGGCATACTTACGAGAAGTACCTGCGTAGTAATCGCTGTATTCGCATTTGCAGGTTGCGTACCGCTGTAGAGATTGAATTGCGAGCCTGTGCCAGCATAGGTGATTAACCCCTCGTTTTGAGCGTGACGGGTAGCGTTTGAGTATTCAAGCATTATTGAACGACCTCTACGCCTGCTGCTTTACCGTCTGCCCCCCTAATAATCCTCTTGGGTGCAGCAAGCATCTGCATCACGCCATTTAGACGGTTTGACGTTTCGCCTTGCATATTAGCCATTTGACCTTGCATTTCAGCCATACGGTTCATAGCTTGCGCTACGTTATCGCCTAACTCAGCAACAATGTGTCTGCTTGCAGCTTCTTGAGCTTCCAGTAACGGCAAATCAAGCCCAGGGTTTGCACCGATCCGAGCAACCATGATCTTAGTAGACGCTTCAAGCTCTGCTTTCCATCGCTCGTAACGCTCTTTCATCTCGATTTCTTGTTGCTTAATCGCCATCTCATACTGTTGCTTTTGTTGCTCTAACTGAGCTGCATTTTGTTGCTTTTGCTGTTCCAATTGAGCGATATTCTGAGCTTTAAATTGCTCAATCTGCATATCAGTCTGCGCTCGCATCTGGTCAGCTTGTTGCTGCATCTGCATCTTGACCGTTTCTGGATCAGGTTGCGGAGGCTGTTGCGCTGCTTGCGCTTGCTTTTGCTTGATTTGATCCATTGCTTGATCTATTGTGCCTTCAATCGGTTCTGCTTGCTTGTATGCAGAGATACCGAACTTAACCATATCTACAAGCATTGGTACAAGCTCTGGTGTCTGCTGTCCCATTGGTAACGCTTGCGACAAGAATCCACCCATCGCTTGCAGGAATTCAACCCTGTCCCGCTTGTGTTGGTTCTCGTCAATCTGCACCAGACTGTCTGCTGCGACTTCAATCCTGAAGTTACGCAACACTTTGTCTTTCAGTAGCATCAGCGCTTGCGGCACAAGTTGCTTATCCGCATCGCTCATCTGTTCCGCAGCAGCGTACTCGATGATTGTTTGCGGCTGAAACTTAGAGCAAATGATCTGCGCTTTAAGACGGATTAGCTCTGAGGCGAAAAGTGCAACGTCCTCCTGCATGGAGCGAAGTCGTAGACCTGCGTACTGTCCCTTGATTTGCTGGGCTGTCGCTGTTTCGCTTGCCGCAGTTTGACCACGAACAATGTCTGAAATACCCGTGATTTCATAGATTTGCTTCTTTATCTCGTCTCTTGCTCGATAGCACTGAATCAGCGCATTAGCAATGGTGTCAATAGGAAGTATGTCAATAGAACCCTTCAAACCGCCTTTCTCGCTAAAGCCCATCCACTTATCCACGGGTATCAGCGTGTTGTTGTCACCTTCGGTTAGCAGACGTTGCAAATTAGGTTGCGAAGCGTCGTATACACCACGAACTCGCAGAGCTTTAACCAGTCCGTCAATTCGGTCACTGAGAATGTCTAGCTCTTGTGCTTGGTCTTGATACAGCACGAAATCAGGAACGGGTACAAGCGTATCGCTCGTCATTGTTGCGTACAGCGGTTTCGCACAAGGGAAGAACCCTTCTAAGTCTAGCGGATCATCACGCTCGTCAATAATATGTCCTGCGTTTTTGCTGAACCAGTAGACCTTCTCTGTCTCTATGTCCCACAATTCGCAGATTTTTGCTCGTGTGAAGTCACGGTTGTTTTGAGCGTATTGCTTGTTGCTCTCAGGGCCAGCGTCTAGTGGTATCTTGCCACCCACTTTTTCGCCAAATCGCTCAACCAGTGCTTCACGAGTCATGTAGACCCAGCGCCAGACTTGAGTGACTTCTTCCCATGTTCGAGCAACCGAGTGTCCAAAGTCTTTC